TCAAACTCTTGGTCATTCGGCTTGAGTCTTCAACCACAGTGAACTGCGCACCTCGTGGTCGCTGTGGTGTTTGACTGGCATCAATGGCAGACGTCTGACCAGATCGAGCTGGAACAGATGCCTGAGCAACTGCCAAGCCACCCTGTTGACCATGCCGACCGGTAAGCCACGGATCGAACGTCCCATAACGAACAAACACCTGACAAGCTCCTTGCGGTATGTCCAGAGGCGTTGCCTGCTGCGTGTAGCAATTGCAGGTATTGCGCTCCTGTGAAGCCATACAGGCAGCAACTCGTGGGAAATCAGTCGGTGCCGTCAGTTCATCATAGACAGGCGCTGTATGAGGCATCCCAGGGATAACAGGCGTTTGTGATTCCTTTGTCCATCGAGGCGGCGGCGGTTGATCAGTGCCAGGCAGTGGATTGCCGACAATGCCGGTCGACCTGCTCTGTGTTTGAACTTGAGGAGCTGCCGGTGCGTGCTGTGCAGCTATCGCAGCTGGTTCAGCCTCCTTTGTGATCTGAGAAACACGATAAGCACCAAGACCAATACCGATGATTGCAATCAAGGCAAAAACACTGAATGCAATGATGATCTTCCAAGGGGGACGCGCCTTGTGTGTATCAAGAACAGTTGACGTATATAACTTGAAAACGTCGGGATTCGGTGCAACAGACTTACGAGTTCCCATTGCCTTAGATGACTTGGCATTAGGATCATTCTGAACAGTATCCCATGAATACTGGTAACCCTTCATGTTCCAAGGGCGGATGTAATGAACATGAGGCTTTGCAAGTTTGCGAGCAAACGTATGCAAGAACATCGGACTTTGAGTGGTAAAGATAAAGTCAAAGCCGCGATGACGGTGACGTGCAAGCTGCTGGACCCATGGAGGAGCCTCCTTGCCGAGGTTCGTGCCACAGTAATCCTGCACCTCGTCACAGAAGATTACGGAACCATCGGGAAGCTCTTCCCATCCGCTGATATGCTCAATTGCCGTAACGCCATGTGCAGCAGGATCAAATCCATTAACGGGCGTACAAAACTTAGGCCGACCCTGATACTGAGGCGCGTATAGGAAGTCCCAAAGTTCATTGGAAGTTTTACCGTCACCGGGAGAACCGGTTACCAACTTAAGCACCGCTAGACGCCTTCTTGGCAAAAGCTGACTTGGCACCCTTAATACTAATCTTCAAGGTGACAGCAGCAAATACAATGGTTATGGCTTGTGGTACGGCAAGAAAGTTAAGAAACGAAAGAGCCTCAGCACCTACACCGTTAAGGCTAGTCGTAATCTTTGACTGCAAAAAGTTGAGCATTGGCGTATAAACCGTTTCAGAAACAACAACAACTCCGAGAACAGCCAATAAGCGAGGCATGAGCCACTTTATCAAACTCATGCCAGCAGCGAGAAGAACACCATACATATCAAAGGTCCTTAGTGAGTAAGCGGAAGGAAATCAGGTAAGCAGCAGCGAGTACAGCATAACGAAACCATTCAAGTATGGAACAAACTTCGGAAAACGGAAGAGAAAACGAATGGCCCATAACGGCAAAACTCTTGTCTTCAAAACAACGACCACCCGTAGAGCCAGCGCTAGAAGCTGATTGAAACTGGTTAACCAGTGAACCGACTTTTTCGTCAAGCGTTTTCTGATTATCATCAAGCTCAGTTTTTTGCTTTGCAAGTAACACTTCAAACTCTGCCTTTTCTTTATCAGTTGGCAGCGCTCGCTCAGCACATGAGTTTATAAACTCTTGACGAAGTATGGAACAAAGATAAGCGTCACCGTCGCACTTAGGCGGAATCGTGCAATCATCTGACTCAGAAGCGGTACCATCGCCCTCCTCCTCACCATCACCATTACCAGTTCCATTGCCAGTTCCATTACCAGAACCACCAACAGAGGAGCCAGTACCGCAAGTACCAGTACAAACGGTTGACGTGCCAGTGATCTGGCCGGTCTTATTAATTGTAGATGTGGTTGTCGTCGTAGACTTTGAATCGGTGCATGTTTTTACGTCAGTGCATTTGGTCTTTGTTACGGTATCTGTCTTTGTGGTCTTAATAGAGCCATCTGGATTTGTCTCAGACGTAGAAGTCGTTTGAGTTTTAGTACCGGACGAAGTTGGCTTTACAGTGATACACGTATAAGAGCCATTAACACTGCCACAATTTTGCTTACCAGTTGTTGATGACTCTGTTTCAGCGGTACACGAGTTACCAGACATTACACATGGATTATCGGTAACAGAGGTTGTTTGCTCAACTACCTTGCACTTATTACCTTCGCAACCAGCGTCACGAGGATCAGGTCCAGAAGACTCACCGACCTTGCCAGTAAACTTTGCAGTAACATTACAACTAATAGCGCCTTGTACATTAAGTGTACACTCAGAGGAAGAAACAGTTGCTACCTGACAACCCATCTGGCCGGTAAAGGTTGGAGGAGCAACAGCGTTACCACCAACATCAAGCTGGCCAGCAACAGAATAAGCAGTTTCACCACGGCCAGCGAAGTATGAACAAGTCGTATCGAGATCAGAGTCAGCGAGGGCAACACACTTGGAAGTAGTCTTGTCATAGACCATAGGGTTACCAACAGAGTGGCCTTGCTGATCAGCACACATCTGACCGTCAAGCATTTCAGGTTCTGGGAGGCCGCATGCAGTACCATCCTGATTTAAAGAACCGCCATCAGGGCATTGGGAACCCTGACGATATGCAGCGGCAAATCCCTCAATAGTCCCCGAACTAGTTGTACGATTACAAATCCATCGTGCGTTTGGCTGACTAACCATACCGGACAGTGTATAGCCATAAAGTCCAGCAGCACCTTGGCAAGCACCATCGGCAGAGGTATAGGGAACACTAGTACCGTAGTTTGTATTGTAATAAGCCACAGGATCGGAGATAGCGTACGCAGAAAAAAACACACATAAGGCTGCAATCAGTCCCTTCAAGTAGTTGTGCATTATTTAACCTTAAGTGTGGGGAATTTGAACGTCGCAAGGGCTGCGCGCCTCATGCTTCGGCGCTATCAGACCTTGCTCTCGATAAAAAAACCCCCGAATAACGGGGGCAAAAGCTGAACGCACTTTTAGACGGGTTAGAGTGCAGCCCGGACAAGTTTGAAGATTTTGATGGACGCATAGACAGCGAGTACAGCAGCGCCGATCAAACCAACAGTAGCGAGTGCAGCAGTGACCATGCCTGGAATTTCAGAGCCTTCACCCTCTGCGAGAGCGAAAGTACCGAAGGTCATTGCGGCCATGGCGACGGACAGTACAGCGGTGTTACGGTTCAGAGTTTTCATGGTATTGCTCCTAGTGGTGTTGCGTTGGTTAAATATCGATGGCTTTTTTTATAAGCCAAAAAACAAGAATGAGTGCCGATCCATACAAGCAGCCCTGAACAATAGCTTGAGCATCTTTGATATCAAAGAGTGGTTCAGCAGTGGACGGCAAGTAAGTGTTAAAACTGTTACCTGAACACGTGGCCGATCCATTCTGCGAAGAAATAACGATAGACCCTTCACAACTCAAATAGACGGCCATTACTTATCCTCAGGCGGTTTTCATTGCATCAGAAAGCGGAGGAATGTTCTTACGACGACCTTGACGAGGGTCGCAGTTGAACTCCAGCCGACCATCACGAACATCAGGGATAACGTCACACTCATAAGTGCCAGGCTGAGGAACCTCCGACTGGTTCTGCGCATAGAAATCGACCTTCTGAGGGTAAGGAATGCCGGGCAAATGAACGAAAGCCTGAAACATGGTATACGGCTTGCCAGATTTAGCCGCAGTACCACTGCGCTGGATACCAGTGACTTCAACCATGAGTGTTGGAAACTTTGGAGTAGACATTGTGTTGCCCCTTACAGTGTGGGAAGCCGAGAACTTAGGCTCGGATTACGAAATGCCCAGCTGGGCGGAATAACATTTGGTACACGTCGAAACGTCAGGAACTGACGCTTGGCTAGTTGAGACTTGACTTGCTGAGCCGATGAAGCCTGTAAAAACAGACGCATAAGCGAATTGACGAATGCAGACTGATCAGCGTTGCCAGAGTTAAAATTATCAAGCTCAGACTCCACGGCATAACGAAGTTGTTGATATGAGGACTTATCCATTAGTAACCCATCCATTCAGCAATTGAAGGAGTACCTTTTTCTTGACGATCAAGAAACCAGATACGCTCAGGTTTAGTGCCCTGCTCTTTCCGAACTTCAATTACAGCAAGTGTTTCAGCAACTTGCTGGGTCAGAACAGGATTCATAAAATCGCGAACATGGCGCTGCTGTTCAAGCATGCGACGTTGCCCAGGTGAAAGCTGGATACCTTGAAGGCTTACAGTCTTCATGCGGACACCTGATGCAGGTGGTTAACGCGCTTGTACCAAGCAGGAACAGCAAGTGTAGACTTAGTGACCTCTCGGCACTGACGAACAAAAACAGGCGCAAAACGGGAAGTGTCGCAAGCGTTACGGATGTTGATACCGATGCGATTGAGGCGCGCAGCGTGGGTTTTGGTCTGACTTTTTGCGAAATCGAAGATTTGGCCATGCATCCAAAGAATGGCACAGGACGCTGTAGAGTTGGCAGCTTGACGGCTAGAGACAATCCCATCCTGCAACAACTGTTCTGCAATGGTCATCATATCCATGGCGGTTACCTTCAATTTCTCATCAATGCCCAAAAACTCATCGTGGAGTTCGTTTAAACGGCTTTCTTTAAATAGACCCCAGTAGCAAAGGGCTTCACGCTGCAACAGTTCGCTTTTAAGTTCTTGCTCCATCCGGACAACACCTTGTTCGGCGCAATAGTCACGGACTTGTTTAACGTACTTAAATTCTTCGGACTCATCGCCAAAAAGACGTTTAATCTTCGGAAGGCAGTTTTGGTCCATTTCAAAGGCTTTATCGTAAGCCTTTCTGTATTGAAGGCGACCGCCTTTGCCGTTGCCTTTAGGAGTCCAAGTTACAGTTCGGCCATTCGGATATAAAAATCCGATGCTGTGACCAATACGCTGACTTGAAACACCGCGAAGATATGAAACCACATTGCCTGAGCCGACAGCGACGTTAGTCGTTAGGTCGATACGTTCAATTTTGGCACCGTCAGCTATGCGATCTCCGGACTTGGCACCAGAAGCACCGGTCCTGATATCAAGACGTGTACAGCGAGTAAAGCCAGGCAGCCCATGCTCACGAAGCAACGCGTTGTAGACTGAAATACACTGCTCAATAGTCGTGTAGCCAAAAAGGTTGTCCAAGCGCCCTACCCGGCTAGGGTTGCCTTCAACGCGAATTTTGCGACCTTGAACGGAAATGGTTACTGAGGTCGAAAAGCTGGCTTCGTGCTTGAAACGGGGCTGACGGGTACTGAGGACTTCGTTCGTATTGGCATCAATCGTCAGGGTAAAAACGTCGCAAACGACCGGCAGGTCGTGCAAATGCTCCTGAGAAACTGTCAACCAATCGATAAACATAAAGAATCCCTGTCAATACCGGAATAACGGTAACCGAATGCCGGTATGCTAACCGCTGAGGGTAACGATATGCAAGCATTAAAATACCGGAATAACGGAACTGGACACTTGAACAGTATTTACGATCTCGGCACGATGAAAAGCCAGAGCGAACGAACCATGACTCTCAGCGAGAACCTGAAACGCTTCAGGAAAGCGCGAGGGCTGACACAGCCCCAAGTTTGGGGGGCAGCAGGGATTGCGAAATCTAGCTACACGTCCTATGAGGCTGGTTCGCAAATGCCGTCCGCTGACAAGGTCGTCGAGCTAGCTAAGGTGCTGGGGGTGACAACAGATGAGCTATTGCTAGGCGAATCGGAGATGACGGTATCCGAGGACTTGAGACCCATCTTAAAGCGATTCGACCAGCTTCCCCCAGAGATCAGAAATCAAGCACGAATAGCACTGAAAGGTGTGCTGTTCGGTTTTGAGCAGGAAGCAATCAAATAGGCGGGAAAGTATGGAAGTCCATACCAAAGTGGGGGTGTA